GCGATGATGCGGACATTATTGGTGTATTTGTAGTGCGGGTACTAGTAAAATTTTGCGTTCCGGTTGCACCTTTTTGTTGTGGTCTCCAACCTCCAGCGCCAGCTACAGAATTAGCACTTTTACGCTTGTTGGTTGTTTTTCCCATAGCGCCTCTAGTTCCTGGTATAGCTTCTACTTTTCCATCTTTTAATAATTTATCACCTTTTGTAACTAAACCATATAATGCACCGGCGGCGCCACCAACTACACCACCTATGGCTGTGCCAACACCAGGAACGACGGAACCTATTGTTGCTCCAATACTAGCTCCAGTTACAGCGTCAGAAGCAATATCTAAACCGCCTGCAACTTGTTCATATCCTTCGTCTTCTGCATAATCAGCAGCAGCATCTAAAGCAAGTCCAGCCCCAAGACCAATTAAACTTCCTTTTCCAATTTTTTTTCCGAGGGTTTTTCCAGCATTTCCAATTTTTCCAAGTTTACCTCCTCTAGAACCTCTGGAGCTGCGTTTAGAACCTTTTGCACCTTTTCGACGTTTACCGGGCATATCACCAGGCATTCCATCACAACAGCAACCCATCATCCCTCCTAGCGAACCTTTCATTTTATCGGCAACTGATCCTGCAACGGTTTTAGCGAAAAGTGAAGCGCCTAATAATTTAGCAACACCACCAAATGCTTTTTTAATTAACACGCCAACTATTCCAATTCCAAGAGGACCGCCTCCAAATAATAAACCAAATATAGCACTAGCTGCCGCAACAACTCCCAATTGTTCAGCACTTAATGTAGAAAGTCCTCTTAGAACAGTTTCGCCTACAAATTTCATAGTTTCTAAAAATGTGGACGCTAGTCCACTTAAAGCACTTCCTATCACATCATCTGGAATTTTTTCGATGACACCTTTAAAAAAATCTTTTGCAGAAGCGAATCCTTGTATAATCGAGTTTAATAAACTAGAGGCCCATCCAGCAATTTTTTCTTGGTCTATGGATTTAATCCAAGTCATAAAATCAAAATCTTTCATTGAATTGAAAAAATTCTCTATGGTTGGAATTAAAGAATTTATTATAGATTGCGCTCTGGCTAAAACAGAGGAAGCAAAATCTTTAATTTTATTTAAAGATTCACCAATTCGATCAAGAGTACCTAATATTCCTAGTATCCCTCCAAATGCCAGTAATCCTTTTAAAAAATTTGAACCGGTTTTTCTTTTTGTTTTATTTGCAGCATCACCAGTTTTTGTTCCATCAATATCTCTTCCATCTGGCTCACGAGCAATCTTTCTTTCATATTCTGCTTCTCTTTGTTTGGATCTCATAAAATACATGTCAGCCTTCGTTCTAGCTGAACCTATTTTATCTTTGGTTAAAAGAACTACATTCTGTCTTATAACATTAATGTCTCTTGCCATTCTGTTCTGTTGAATAGTATTTTTTGCTAAGATTGTCATCTTAGCATTCACTCCACTAATATTAGAATCAATAGAAGAAAGAATTTTTTCAACTCTCATATTAGATAAAGCAGTTTCTCCAAAATCAGATGGTCCTGTTTTACTAATTCTTGGAGTGCCTGAGTATCCAGCACCAAATATTGATCTTCCTATTTGCTGTGAAAGACTTTTTGCTGTAGTTCTAGAAGAACCGAAAAGCAAATTTCTTACATCAAGAATTTCTAGAGATCTTTTTCCAAAAGTTCCTCCAAGAGCGCCTAGAGTTCCTTTTCCTTGTCTCCTTTGATATTCAAATATTTCAGATAATCTTGATATTTCTTTTGCCATTTTTAGCGCCTACTTCGTTGTTTAGCATTCATTTCTGATTGTCTTAGTGTCGCCTTATCATTTTCTTCTTTAATGTATTTCATTAACAATGTTAAATAAACTTCCCTCTCCCAGGGTATCATTGATTCAAGTTCTGAGAGACTGTACTTGTGATGTTGCATCAATGCAAAATTAACATCAAAGTAATTTCTTAAATTATCATTATGTAAACTTATGCGAAAAAAGAGTCTAGCCCCTCAATAGGTATTAATTCTTGATATCCACATTTATTGCATTTAAATGAAACATCTTCATGTATTCTTGGCATAGTATCAAAAAATTGTTTTATGTCCTCTATTACTTTTGTTGGAAGACTATCGATAAAATCTTCCAATTCTTTTTTCTCAATATCTTTTGTATAGTACATTGTTTCTTCATCATATATCGCGTCGATGCAAGAAGTTATTAATTCTAAAATTGCTTCTTGCTGATCCGTTTTGATTTTTGAAAACATAGCCAAATTAGGATACTTCATTAACAATCCCAATTTATCATTTATTATAATTTTATTTGAATGTTCTGGTAAAATTTTTGGATGAACATTCAAAATGTTCATATCAATTTCTACAATATTATTGCATTTATTTTTTTCTTTGGTTTCGTTTTCTATTTCATTGACACATCTAAAAGAAAGTTTTATATTTTCTCCCATAGATCTTGCTCTTAAATTTAAGAACAAGTATTCAATATCAAACATAGGCAATTCATCAACATTAATATCAGTCAAAATACAATTGTTTATTATTTGTTTTACTGCTTTTAATGTAGAATCTTGTTCATCGTTAATTTCTGATTGTAGAGATTCTTGAACCATTAACAACAATTTTTGTTCCTTTACTAAAAATGGTCTAAATTTTACAGGTTCCCTACAAGAAATTAATTTTAATTCATATATGGGCACATCAATTTTTGGTAACATACTTTTCTCCAATTAATATATTAAGCCGTAGTAAAAATTTGTTGCTGAAAGTCGCCAAGAAAACTATTAAAAAGAGTTCCTAGTCCAGCACCAATTGCTTGTCCAATATCATAATTTCCTTCATAAATTATTTCATAACCACCATTACATGCGAATTGAACATTGACTTTGTGAATAGAATCATCTGACCAGCTAAGAGGCATTGATGCAATACTATAAGGAAATGAATCTCTCATTTTTATTGCGTAAATTTGTTTAACAAATTCATCATATTGAATTATCGTAATATCGGTCAAATACCTAGAAGAGGCGCCTTTTGGAAACCTTAAGTTATTTGTATCATTTGGCATTATGCATTCAATCCATCTATCAAACAATTTTCTTTCATAAAAATCATTCGTGCAAATAAATGATAAATTAAAATCATTCCATTGTTTTTGATATGGAATTTTATAAGTTGGACCATATATTTTTGCTTCAGCAGTTTGAAGTGTTTGTCCGGGCAATTCAGCAGTATCACATTGTAAACTTAAATAACGTGTAATTGTTGGGTCGGCCGATTGTGAACCTGGACTTGTCTCACCAAAAATATTATTAATAAAATTTTGAGTTAAATCTTGAACTATTCCACTTATATCAATTATCTGTTGCAGAAGAGACATGCTTACAAAATTTCCAATATAAGTTGGTATAGGCAAAACTACATTAAATTTACAAGGCCTTGCGGGACCATCATGTTTTCTTAAATTAGAATAAAAAAGACTTGGTGAAAATGCCATTAGAATTTTTCCCTTGATTCTTTAAAAACAGTTCTTTTATTTTCTTTCTGAAATAACTCAAATGGTAAGAGACTGCAAAACTGCCATTCTATTGGCTCAATATATAAAAATTTAGAATTTACTGATGAATAAAGATATCTTTTTATACACGGCGCCATAAAATTATATGTTGATAAAGTTTGAATAAAATTATAACTCATTTTTATTCTAGTAGTTTCATCCATTTTATCATTTGTTAAGTAAGCCATTAATTTGTCTAAAATTTTGAGACGTATTTTTGGTTCGACATAATGAAGATTTATTCCTATAAAGCCATCTGAGGTTCTCTGAAATGGTATTACTACAGGAAAGGTATCATAATAAGAAAGTTTGTCTCTGGTTTTGGGGTCATAAAAGAAAAAATACATTTTTCCAATATATGATTGATTTCTCCATCTCTCTCTGACTCGCGATGTTTTTTCTGGAGATAATCTTAGTTTACGAACCTGATTTCCTAACCAGGTTTTTGCTTCACTAGAAGCTATATGATAGCCCTTAGATTTTAATTGAGAATTGACTTGAGAAATTAAATCTTGCATAGTCAACTATTTATTCGATCCTTTTAAGCCCAATTCATGCTCTGTTATTAACATAAACTTCCACCCTTTTTTTTGACAAAATATATCTGCGGATTTCCATTTTTCTTGATTTATGGCATATGTTTTAGCTTCAGAAAGAAAACGAGAACTTCTTTTTCCTCTTTTTTCGGGAGGCAAAGTTTGTTTAAACGGCTTAACTTCTAGAACAAAAACTTCTTTTTTCCCGTCTCGTTTTAAAATTTCTACAATAAAATCTGGAAAATAACGATGAGTTTTATGGTCTACGGGAGATAAATAAGGAATAATAAGCTCTTCGGATGACCAAGATAGAATGCTGGGATTCGAATCAAAATATTTCATGGCTTTTAATTCCCAAGAGGAACGATAGATTATATTTGTCGAATCTCCTTTATACTTTTCAGGATTTTTGGGAAAAAATTTACCTTTATAGCTCATATAAATA